CATCAACCAAACCACTACGCACGCTGGGCAATCGAGCCCATTACGTTCATCATGCGTAACGGCATGGAGTTCTGGCGTGGTAACCTCATCAAGTACAGCACACGAGCTGGCTACAAACAGTACGACGGTAAGGACATGGTGGAGAGCGAGATCACTGACCTTGAGAAGGTGAAGCGCTACTGTGACATGCGTATCAACCAGCTACGTGGGGAGACCCAGCTGTGAGTAAGGTGCTACTGGACGGAGACATTGTGGCCTACCGTTCAGCTTACTCAACTGAAGACATGGAGCCAGAGGACTGTGAGCACAAGGTTGACGAACTGATCGACGATGTGATGGGCTTCACGCTCTTCGAGTTTGACCACGATATGGTTGAAGTGTTTCTCACTGGCCCCACTAACTTCAGGTATGAGTTAGCCACCATCGCCCCATACAAGGGCAACAGAAAGGATAGTGTAAAGCCTAGGCACCTGAGCCACGCACGTGATTACCTCATTGAGGAATACGGAGCTGTGGTATCAGTTGACGAAGAGGCAGACGATATGATTGCCAAGCGTGCCACTGAGTTGGGACGTGGGACTGTCATCGCTAGCGTGGACAAAGACTTTCTTCAGGTACCCGTGACGTTCTTCAACATGGGGCGACGTGAGTTTACTGAGGTGTCCGAGTTCGACGCACACTACAACTTCTACACACAAGTCCTCACGGGTGACCGTGCTGACAACATCAAGGGTCTGGCTAACATTGGTCCCAAGAAAGCAGAGCGCGCCCTCGAGGGTGCCACAACAGAGGAGGAGCTATACGCCCGTGTCTACGATATGTACGATGGAGACATGGATGCATTACTAGAGAACGCACGGTTACTGTGGCTCCGACGTAAGGAGGATCAGCTGTGGTTGCCACCAGATCAACGGTAAGGAAGCAAGCGCTAAAGGCAGGGTTTAGGTCAGGCCTTGAGCAAGACAACGCGGCGTACTTGAGGAAGAACAAGGTCGACTTCACGTATGAGGAAGACAAGATCAAGTACATCACTAAGCCACGTACCTACACACCAGACTTTGTGTTGGGCAATGGCGTCATAATCGAGACCAAGGGACGCTTCATGCCTAGCGATAGGACTAAGCACTTGCTGATTAAGGAACAGCACCCCGAGCTCGACATCAGGTTCGTGTTTAGCAATAGCAAGACACGGTTAAGCAAACGGTCAAAGACTACATACGGGCAGTGGTGCGACAAGCATGGCTTCCAGTACGCAGACAAGATCATACCTTTGGATTGGACAAAATGAAAATACATAAGTTCCTTGATGGCCCCATCCGAGATGGATACGGGTTCGTCTATAACGTGTGCCTAATGACTGACGGTCGTGGCAACTTCTGGGAAGAGGAAGTGTACTACGACGACATGATTGAGGCTGAGTTGGATATTGCAGAGTTCGATGGTACTGAGCTAGAGCTCGAGGAAGACTATCTGGAGGATGATGATGACTACGAGTAAAACTGCAGTAGTATTCAGCTGTGCACACAGTGACCCAGACGTGAGCAACGAACGCTTCACGTGGCTGGGTAAGTTTTTGTACGATGTCAAACCAGACTATGTGGTAGACTTGGGTGACGGTGCAGACATGCGTTCACTCAACAGCTTCGACGGACGTAAGCCACAAGCTGTGGTAAGTCAGTCATATGAGCGTGACATTGCACACTACAACGACGCGATGGAGCGGATGCGTCACGAGTTCGTAAAGAACAGACGCAAGAGGCCGACTTACTACGGGTTCGAGGGTAACCACGAGCACCGCATCAAGACCGCCCTTAGCTTTGACCCAAGACTGGAAGGAGAGAAGTATGGGATTAGCTTCAAGCATCTTAACACGCGCAAGTGGTTTGATGAGTACCATGAGTACGAGAATGGGGACCCCAAAGTACATCGCTATGATGGTGTGGATTTCGCTCACTTTATCACTGGTGGCAACATGGGTCGGCCTGTATCTGGCGTACACCATGCCTATGCACTGGTCCAAAATCGCTATAATAGCTGTGTTGTGGGCCACACTCATAAGCGTGACGTTTACTTCCGTGATGGTGTCGCGGGCAAAGCGGCGATTGGGCTGGTCGCGGGGTCATTTAAGGGGGCTGAAGAAAGCTGGGCTGGACAAGCAAACAAATCTTGGTGGAAGGGCTGTGTGGTCCTACACAATATCCAAGATGGTTATTTCGAGCCCCAATTTGTTGACCTATCGACTTTACGACGGGAATATGGAAACACTTGACGGAAAGGAAAAGCCACATGATTACTAGCGAGGACATGGAAGCAATGAACTACAGTATGCGGCCTAAGACTGACGACTACTCCAAGTGGGTTGAGACCATGATCGTCACATCAGGCGACACAAGGCTGGTCGAGAATACACTGGGCCTCGTGGGTGAGGCAGGTGAGGTGGCTGAGAAGGTCAAGAAGAAACTCAGGGACGGCACTGCGGTGTCGCCCCACGAGATCATTAAGGAGCTGGGGGATGTGGTATTCTACTGCACCGCCCTAGCAAATGCCTTCGGCTCTAGTTTGGCTGAGGTGCAACACATGAATATGCAGAAGTTAAACAGCCGCAAGGAACGCGGTGTGATTGCTGGAAGTGGAGATGACAGGTGAGACCAAGTAAGGCTTATGACGACCAGAAACGCCATGCAGATGCAAGAGGCATAGACTGGCAGTTCACCTATGAGGAGTGGTTGGAGATGTGGCTTTTGTCAAACAAGTGGGAGCAGAGGGGGCGTAAGCCTGACGAGTACTGCATGTCACGTTACGGCGATGAGGGCCCATACTCTATTCGTAATTGCTGCATCAAGACCAACAAAGAAAACCAGCGTGAGCGCTGGGAGGGACGTGAGAAAATCACTAACCCTTTGGCGAGAGAGATTGTCGAGGCATACCTCACGACCAAAGTCACACAGGAGCAGGTCGCCAAGATGTTTGGGGTCGATCAGTCCTATGTGTCACGCATTGTTAGTACTAAACGGAAGAAAGGGGCTCAATAATGAACAAAGATAACTACGGCATGACGGACTACATGAAGTTCATCCACAAAAGCAGATATGCCAAATACGTCGAGGGTAAGGGCCGTGAGAGTTGGCCTGAGACTATCGGGCGCTTCATGACTAACATTGTGGGCGACAAGGTTGATAAGACCACTTACAACGAACTTGAGCAGGCTATATTAGGTTTGGAGGTCACACCTTCGATGCGTAGCCTCATGACTGCAGGACCTGCAGCTAACCGTGACAACACCTGCATGTACAACTGTTCGTACCTAGCAGTCGATGACATCAAGGCATTCGATGAAGCCATGTTCATCCTGTTGTGTGGTACAGGTGTAGGCTTCTCAGTCGAGCGTCAGTACGTCAGCAAGCTGCCCGAGGTACCACAACTCTTCGAGAGTGAGACGAACATCGTGGTCAAGGATAGCAAAGAGGGTTGGGCTAAGGCACTACGCCAGATGATTGCCCTACTGTACTCAGGTGAGGTACCAACGTGGGACGTGTCGCGTGTACGTCCAGCTGGTGCACCACTCAAGACCTTTGGTGGTCGAGCATCTGGACCTGCTCCCCTCGTGGACCTGTTCAACTTTGCGATCACCACATTCCGTGGGGCACAGGGACGTAAGCTCTCGTCTATCGAGGTGCACGACATCATGTGTAAGATCGGTGAGGTTGTAGTTGTCGGCGGTGTACGTCGGTCTGCTATGATTAGCCTTAGCAACCTGAGCGATGACCGTATGCGCCACGCTAAGTCAGGACAGTGGTGGGAGAACAACCCACAGCGTGCCTTGGCTAACAACTCAGTGGCCTACACAGAGAAGCCTGATGCTATGTCGTTCATGCGTGAGTGGATGTCACTAGCAGAAAGCGGATCGGGTGAGCGTGGTATCTTTAACCGTGAGGCTAACCAGAAGAAAGCTGCAGAGAACGGACGTCGTAATGCTGATGCTGACTTCGGGACCAACCCGTGCAGCGAGATCACGCTTTTGTCGCAACAGTTCTGTAACCTTACGGAGTGTGTGGTACGTTCGACTGATACGGTTGAGGACTTGGAGCGTAAGGTTCGCCTTGCCACAATCCTTGGTACAATCCAGTCGACATACACGAAGTTCCCCTACCTGCGGAAGAAGTGGATCGACAACACGGAAGCTGAGCGTCTGCTTGGTGTGTCTATGACAGGCATTATGGATAACCCCTTGATGACCACAAAGAACAAGGGCCTCGCCAGTACACTCGAGCACCTACGATCTGTAGCAGTAGCCACAAACGCTGAGTGGGCCGAGAAGTTTGGTATCCCAGTAGCTGCAGCTATCACATGCGTTAAGCCATCTGGTACAGTTAGCCA